ATACACAATAAGGTCAACTTGAGGTGCCTGTTCTGGCGTACATTCGCTAACCTTTTTACCTTTACCGAGATGCTTTTCTACTATTTTAGTAATTTTAGCACCATTATTTTGATCCTTACTCATAAGCTCTCCTACTAAATTCTGGAAAGACTTCATAAGTTCTGGAAAATCATATTCAACTTCATCTGCATAAATTTCCTGACGATTTAAAGCAGATTCAGTAACATACTTACCATCATTTAATTCAGCTTCTTTTTCAATAGCTTCAGCAATAGCATTGACAAGATTCTTATAATTAAACTCTATATAATCTGGTGTGCATTTGAAACGAGAACCAGCTTCAAATCTTGGAGTTCCACGAAGGAATAATAGAGTTTGTTTTCCTTGTTCATTTTCAACTTCTCGTGCATATCCAATAATATCACAAGTTCTTTCACAAACTAATTTTGCTCTAGCATCAACTGTTGGAATAATCTTAACAACCTCTTCTCCAGTTTCAGTTTTAAATGTCTTCTCAATCTCATGGCTAATCATAACTAAACCATAATCCATTTGAAGAATCTGTCTAATAGCAGTATCAAATTCAGTTTGTGCTAATTTATAACCCTTACCATATGGGATATCTCCAATTGATTCATAAGTTTGTGTTGCAGTACTTTCTCTGTTACAAACATATTTTTCACAAAGTTGATATGCAATATCAGCAGTATCTATAATTACAGTTTGGAAAAGTTGTTTAACTTCAGGATCTTTTAACTCAGATAATGTCTTCTTAAACTCACCCCAAGAATTCATAGGTTTAGCATAAACTCCAGGAAGTGCATTATATCCTTTCTCAAAAGCTAACAAAACAGCTCCTGGAAACTTACTTGCGATAGTAGTTTTACCTGTCTTAGGGGCTCCATAGAAGAATACAGAATATCCTCTTAAATCTTTACTTACCTCATGCGGTTTAAGTTCTAATAATGAATTGCCCATTTCATACCTCTTTTTCTTTTAATTTATCTATTTCATTTAGAAGTATCTGGAGAATAAATCCAGATACTTCTAAATCTTTTTCTGATATATCTAATAAAAATTGTATAAATTCAGAACTGTTAATAATAGTTTTTACTTTATTAAGCAATTCTTCTGTTATGGTAATCTCCATAATTAGAAATTAAACGCTCCAGATTTAGCTGTTGTTGCGGCAGCTGGAGCAGCCTGGCCCTGAGAAGCCTTATACTCCATCCAACGCTGCTTCACTTCAGCCAAATGAAGTTCACGATCCTGCATAGCTTTTGTAAGCTCTGCTGCTGTAATAGTTTCTTCATCATCCCATACATATGGTTCTCTAGCAGCACCTGTGATAACAAAATCCTTACGAGAATAAGGAACTTCTCTTACACTATCTGGACCAAATGCAGACTCTTCTACATATGTCTTAACTATAGTTTCAGAGATCTGACGACCCCAAACCTTTGTGAACACTGGCTCTTTTGCAGAAGCTCCAAGTCCTTCAAAATAATTCATCGCATTTGGATTTATAGCACTAAACTCAAGAGGAAGAAGAGCCTTACGGAAGTCAAAGATAGCTCCCTTTACGATAACTTTCTCTGGAAGCTGACGCTCTTCATCTGCTTCAACTCTAGTAACACCTGTGATAAGCATATCTGCTTCAAATGTATTACGAGTCTTCTCATCTTCTGCAAGCTCATTTGTTACATGAACAAATCCACCTTCATTTCTCTTTGCACTGACAAGAGTTTCTTCTCCACTTCTATCTGTATAAAAATCATTAAGACCAATAGCAGAATCAATACGAAGCTTAACAGCACTTTCTGCATCATGCTTCATAATGCTGTGATATTTCTCATCAATAATATCTTTAAGAATACCAAAAGTGGCATTATTCTTTCCAGTAGATGTGATCTCAGTCACATATGTAAAATGAACTGGAACTATATTTGTATGAGCATCATCAGTTGCAATCTGAATTGTTCCACTGATGAATGGAGTTCCAGGATTCTTTGAAGTTGGACCAGTTACCTTAAGTGCAAAATCATTGCCAGTATCATAAAGCCATCCTTCAATATGAGTTCTATTAATCATTGCTTTCTTCATTATTTTTTTCTCCTTAATTATTCATTAATATTCGCTGTTCTACCTTTATCTGTTAATTCATACACTACTGGATCCTGACCAATTTTCTCTACATATCCTTCAGATACAAGTTTACGAATTGAACCAGAGACCTTACGAGAAGAAATAAACAAACCCTCTCCAATATCTTTTGCCTTTGCAATCGGCATATCAGACTGATGCTCCTGCATATAACCCAGAATCATCTTGCCTGTATCTGTAAAGAGCGGCTTGTCCTCTTCTTTCTTACCTTTAAATGCCTCCCAATAAACTTGTACATTCTCAGGAATCTCACTTGTATCAACTTTAGACATTAAATTATCTTCTACATAATTTATAAAATCTTGTTTCTTACTCATATTTTTTAAATCTCACTTTCTCATTTACTACTTATATTATATCAAATTTTAATTAAAAAATCAACTAAAGAAGACTTTATTGTGTGATTTCGTCTAAAAATATAAATTGTTG